AAAGAATCGAGCATTAATATCTGCTACGAGATGGATTGATGGTTTAAATTTTTATGGTGATCGTTGTGATGAAAGTCAAGCATTGAAATGGCCTAGAAACAATTACGAAGTTGATGATGTTGAACTTGCTTGTACTGCGATTCCTCAAAGTATTAAATATGCACAATATGAATTGGCAAAGGCATTAGCGAATGAAACTGATGCGATGACTGGCAATAAAGGAACTGATGGCTCTTATGAAAGAGTCAAAATAGGAGACATGGACATTAAATACAATACGAGCAGTCAAGGTATTGGAACGGTTAATAACGTATTTGATGTTTATCCGTGGTTACAAAATTATTTAGGTGCTTATTGTCTTGGTGGTTCTGGTGGTTATCCAGTACGAGTTGTTAGAGGTTAGTCATGGCAGGAGCATTAGATAAATCATTAAGAGCAGCAGCCAAGCAACTTATTGCTGATTTTGGAGCAGCTTTAGATACTACGATTACTTATTCTGTTAATGCAAAAGGCAGTTATAACATTGCTGCTGGAAAGCAGTTAATTTCAACGACAAGTTATGCAGATATAAAGGTTCCAGTTGAATTTATACATGCAGAAGAAAATGAAGGAAGGGAAGAAAGACGAGCAAAGTTATATATAACACCTGATTTAATCGGAGATCATCAACCTACATTTGAAGATGAGATTACGTTGAGTTATGCAGGGGGAAATAAGGTTGCACAGATTATTGATATAGATACAAAACGTGGTGGACAGGTTTATTTACATACAATTCAGGTGAGATTCTGATGGCTAGGAAAAAAGAAAGGCGATGGAATGGGAAAAGACAAGCTAGAAAAAGAAGACCTACAAAAAGTTATGAACAGTTACAAGCAGAGTTAAGTAAAAAAGAATTACCTCGTCAACTGACGAATAGAATTGAACAAGATTTATATGCAGAAATTGAAGCTGATTTTAATTTATTAATTCAAACAACTGTTTCTGATTTAACAAGTGATGCTACTAAAGGTGGTTATAGTCCTGTTTTAACAGGTTTCTTTGCCTCTAACTGGAAAGCAGGTACAAAACAAATTAACCGAACAGAAACTCCAAAAGGTACAGAATGGGAAAAGATTAAAAAGACGACTCGAACGATTGGTGGAAGAAAGGAAACTGTTTTGTCTCCTGGTCAAACACCAATTATTAAACAACGTCATGCTGTTCCAGAATTTAAATTAAAAGATAGAGTTTATATTGGTAGTGCAGTTAAATATGCTCCATACGCTTTGATGTCTCCTAAATCACAATTAATTAATTATGTTGCAGGAGGAGGAGGTAGTACAGCTTCTTTAAATCAACGAATTAATGAAATAATGACGGATAAGAAAAAGAATGTTGATATTAGAATAGGTGCGCAAGCTTTTGGAGGTAATCAAGAAGCACGAACTCAGATGGAACAAAATGATGATTATAGACCTAGAACTGGGTACACCAAACTTGAAGGGACTTAAACCATGACACTTGTAAAAGCTAGAGCCGCTTTTGAAAAAGCAATTACTGATGCAGTAACGGATATTGATCCGACTGTCAAAATGATTTATGACAATATTGCTTATACAACTCCTGGTAAAACAGTTAAATACATCATTTTAGGCGTTAATTTTGGTCAAGCAACGATGCAAAACCAAGGTGCTTCCAGTGATTATTATTCAGGTTTTATTCAATGCAATGTTTATGTTCCAAAGAACAAAGGAACATCAGTCTTAGCTGCTATTAGTGAGTCAGTTATTGATGGTATGACTTCTGTTAATGCCTCTGATTATGTTGACACCTATAGTTGTAAGCCCAAAGTAAGGGATGTTGTAGGGCCAGGAATATTTGATACTGAAGACGAATCACATTGTATGGCTGTAATAACCTGCCAATTTTCTGCAAACGCTTAGTATAGTATTAATACTAATCGAATATTAACTTATGGCTAAAGCCATTGATCTTCTCCGCAATAAATTTGGTGTCAGTCAGTTATATCAACATGACGTTGTTAAAGATGGTGAAACTGTCTTAACTGTATATTGGAATCCGTTAACAATTGCAGAAAGAGAATCAATTCAGAAAAAAACAGGAACAAATGATGCTAATGATTTTGCATTAGCTTTAATGATCCAAAAGGCTTTAGATAAAGATAGTAAAAGATTATTTCAAGATGGTGATAAAGCTGCTTTAAGACGAGAAATCGAAGTTGCTGTTTTACAAGAAATACAATTAGCAATGCTTGAATCTGGAACAGATAAGGAGGTGGAAGAAGCTCAAGCTGATTTGAAAAGCTAATAAGCTTTGGTATTTTATGTTTTCTCTAGCCAAGGAGTTAGGGATGACGGTATCTCAGTTGTCAAATGATTTAACGATGGAAGAGTTGATTGGATGGTCGGCTTATTTTGCGTTAAAGAATGAAGAGGCTGAAAAAGAACAAGATAAAGTTCAAAGAGGTGCTGCTAGTCGGGTGCAAACAAGGTAAAGTAGGGTGAAGTTTATCGGGTTAGAAAGGAGTGGCTGCTGACTATACCCGTACTATTGTTTTTAAGGTAGAAGACAAGGCAATAAAACGTGCGACTGATCGCATTACAAATAGCTTACAAAATATTGAAAATATCTTAGGAAGAATAGAGCGAAAAGGATTAAAAACTTTTGCAGCTTCAGTCGAAAATGTTAGTAGTGGTCTTGATAAAGCAACAAAAAAAGCAGGAAATTTAGAACAAATTGTCAATAAAATTGATAGAAAAAGGAATAAGGGGACAGTAAAAAGAAATAGATTTATTCAAGGTATTACTGATAGATTTAACGAAATACCATTAGTTAAGTTTGAACGGGCCATTGCTGAAAATGTTCAATTTGCAAAGAGAAGGGCTGGTCGTGATCTTCAACTTGTAGGTAAAGCGTTTAATCAAGCAGGAAAACCTGTAATGGAGTTGGTTGGGTTCCTTGGTAACTTTGTAAATTTATTAAAAACCGCAGAAACAGAAGCTAGGAAACTTACTCAAGCTTTTAAGGATTCTTTGCTAAGAGAAAGTTTAGCAACCTTACAAAGGAACCTTACTAATGCACGAACGATCACACAGGAATTATCAAGAGATAGTGCTTTATATAGGAAAAAAGTTGAAGATGTAGTAATTGCAGAAAAAGCAGTTAATAGAGAATTATTAGCAAGGAAACGTATCTATGAAGGGATAATTAAAGATCGAATTGCTTTTAACAACAAAATAAAAAGAAGCATTATTGAATCTAAACAAAGAAGAGCGTCTGGTGCGTTTAGTGGTGGTTTTGCTGAATTTAGTCGAGATATGGAAGAACAAAGAGTAATTCGTGAAGCGAGAAGAAATTATAAATCAATGATGAATCAAGACTTTGTTGATTCAAGAATTAAAGAAAATAAAGCAAGAAGAGTAACTTTACAGTTATCACAAAGAGAAATAGCTTTTGAAGAGAGGTTAAATCGAGTTTTAACAGAAAAACAAACTCTTGTTAATAAATTAGGTTTTGGTGGAAGTATGGTTCGTAATGAACAAGGAATGTTTGCTTCCCCTGGGGGGAGAGGAGGAAGAATCAAAGGGGCATTACAAAGTGGAATGATTGGTGGTGGTTTTCCTTTGCTATTTGGTCAAGGAGGAGGTGCTGCATTAGCAGGTGGTGTTGGTGGTACTTTAGGTGGTGCTTTAAGCCCTGGGTTTGGTTTCGCTGGCTCTATTGTTGCTACGGCAATAGCTTCTGCTGTTATTGAAATGGATAAATTTAATCTTGCAGTTTCAAAAGTAAATGCAGGGATGGAGGCAATGGGTTATCAGGCTGGTTTTAGTTCAAAACAAGTAAAACAACTTGCAAAAACTTTAAAAATATCGAAAGAAGAAGCTTTAGAAGTTTTAAATTCGTTTAGTCGTTTTGGGCCTGAGATTGGTGCTGCTTTAGGTAAGTTTTATGGGCAAGATAGTAGTGCTTTATTTGCTATAGGAAAAATAAAAGATCAACAAAGTGCGTTGCAAGCAATAATGACAATGGAGAAAAAATTAACACTTGAAGATCAGGCTCAATTAATTAATCAATTAGCTACAACTTCTGCTGCTGAGATGCAGGTCAAGTTGACAGATTTATTGATAAAGCAACAATTTATAAAGCGAAAAAATGAAGTAGAAACAGTTACTAATGCAGCAAGATTATGGTATTGGACTAAAAAAGTTGCCGAAATTAGTCCTGGCCCACTTCGGGGAATAGTTAAGGCTGGAGAAAGTCCTGGGGCAAGGAGGAAAAGAGAATTAAGTGAATTAAATGAAGAGATGGATAAATTTAGAAGTTTTACTGATGCTGCTATTGGACAGATTGGGACAGTAGAAGACGCTTTGGCTAATTTACAGCTTCCCACTATTACTGGAGAGGTGGAGAATTTGAGGGACGAAATAAAAAAACTATTAAATCCTGTTTATCAGTTAACACAAGCTGCTGATGCTATTGGTAATGCTTTTGGAGAATCGTTTAAAGGAATAGTTAATGGTTCAATGACGGCTCAAGATGCGTTAAGGAATCTATTCCAAAGGACAGCAGATCATTTCTTAGACATGGCTGCACAAATAATGGCTGCACAAATTAGAGCAGGGATCATGGGTATGTTTAACTTTGGGGCAAATCCTGTAAGTTCTACGACCCCAGGCATGATGGATCTTAGTGGAGCCAAATGGCCTACTGGGGGATCAGTAAATTATGACTTTTTCAAAGCATCAGGAGGCCCAGTAAAAGGAGGATCACCTTATGTTGTAGGAGAAAAAGGCCCAGAATTATTTGTTCCAAATAGTCATGGAAGTATTGTTCCTAATGATCAAATGGGAGGAGCAAATATTGTTGTTAACGTAGATGCTTCTGGTTCGGCAGTTCAAGGTGATGGAGGGCAAGCAGAAGAATTAGGAAGTATGCTGGCAGCAGCAGTTCAAGCTGAACTTGTTAATCAGCAACGACCTGGAGGACTCTTAGCAGGTACACGTTAATGGCAACATTTCCTTCGATTACTCCGCAATACGGAGTTCAAAAAAGATCAGCACCTAATAAACGTGTGGTTCGTTTTGCTGATGGTTATGAACATCGAATTTTATTCGGGCTGGACGCACATACAAATCCAAAAATTTATTCTTTAAAGTTCGCAGTATCAGAAACAGATGCAGACACCATAGAAACATTTTTAGACGCAAGAGCATTAGATCAAGCTAGTTTTGATTTTACGCCACCTGGAGAAGGTTCAGCTTCTAAATTTGTTTGTGAGTCATGGAGTAAATCTATTCCTTATCTAAATAGAGCAACAATTACAGCAACATTTAGGGAAGTATTTGAGCCATGAGCTTAGATCCTATTATTGATGACCTGCAAGGTCTTAATCCTTCAGCAATCATTGAATTATTTGAATTAGAGCTTGATTCTGCTTTACATGGTAGTCAGACAATAATGACTTATCGTTTTCATGCAGGAAGCAATCTAAATGCAAATGGTGAAATTATTTGGCAAAGCAATACATACTTAAGATACCCAGTAGAAGCAAGTGGTTTTGCTTTTCAAAAAGGCCAACTTCCTAGACCACAACTGACAGTTAGCAATACCTTATCTTTACTTACTGCGGTAATGTTAGAGGTCAACGAGGTGACTGCTGGTAATGATTTGACAGGTGCCAAAGTAACAAGAATTAGAACATTAGCTAAGTTTATTGATAATGCTAATTTTTCTGGAGGTAGTAATCCTTATGGCACTCCAGCTAACAATGAATTTCCAAGAGAGATTTACTATATAGATAGGAAAGCTGTTGAGAATAGAGATATTGTTACTTTTGAATTAGCAAGTGTTAGTGACTTAGCAGGAATCAGATTACCTAAACGTCAATGCACTAGAGCATTATTCCCTTCTATTGGTACGTTTGTTTAATGGATTGGAAAGA